GCCTTTCCTAATATCGCTTGCACGGGATTCAATTGATCGTCTGACCAGTTGACTGCATTAGTCTCACTAAGTTGTGGTTGCATTGGAAATATAACTCTTTCATATGCAGGACCAAGATTTCTAAATGCATTTCGATATGCAGAATCTTCACCAATAACATCCAATCCCGATGGCTCATAATCATGAGCGGTGATACTAATGTAATCGTATTCAAATGGACCACCAGGTTCATCAAGTGGATACCTATAAGTCACATTTTTACCACCCCCTCGCCGATCACCTGCCTCATTAGCTTCAGCTTCTCTTCTTACTCTGTCGCTGTCTTCAGTTTCTCCAATTAAATTATTAGTTTCACCATCCCCTAGTGTCGGAAGACCACCACCACCATCATCATTGTTTTCTTCAACTTGTTGCTCACCTGTGAGTTGTTGTGTTGATGCTACTCCATCAGAACTTACTACAATTCCAGTCTTGGGATTTACTGTGAGGGGGATATTAAGATTAAAAAGTTTTTCTCTCTTCTCTCTTGCAATTTGTTGAGTGGAATAATTTTCATTGTCATTAAAAACGATGGCCCTATCAAGATTAAATGATGGAACCAGACTATTATTAAAATCCTTCAAAAATTCTTTATCATTTTTATAGTTTTTAGTTCCATTCTGATTGATGAGGGTTTTATATATGCCTACTTGGGTTTCGTCTATTTTCCATTTGTTTTTAGTGCCACTCTGAACTGTCTCAGCCAACTTTACGGGTGGACCTATTGGGTTACCAAAACTAGATTTAGGAATGGTATAAACTTCCATCTGCCCCGTATCAAAATTAATACGTTGCTCTACAGCTACTCCATTCCATATCGTATTTTGACTTTTAACTGACATTACACCAGGAGTATTTTAGTTATTTATCGTGAAACTTTGATATGGAATGGCTCTCAAGGCCTTGAGTTCCATGGGATAAACTCTGTAGAGACCACTCTGAACCTCAGGCCATGTGTAATTTCTACTTGCACCCCAGTGAAAGTTGATACCAGTGAATCCCCATCGGTATATACTAGTCACTGCAACCAGAGGGAACCTATCATACTCAACCCTTGGTGTCTTTGCCTTGTAGATAAAGGTGAAGTATTGACCGACAGTAGGAATTACTTCCACATCAGTCTGCATCTTATCAATAAGTTCGAGCATCATATCATCTTCATCTCTCAATGCTTTGATACGATTGACCTCCGTATCGTCTTCAAAACGATTGACAGTACTGGTTAGATAATCCTGTTGTTCCTCATCCACGAGCCTGAGGAAGTGCAGGTCTATTAGGTTGTGCTTCTAGTCTCTTCTGTTGAGAGGGAGGTAATGCTTTTCTTTCAGCACTTGGTCTGATAGCTGGTCTCTGTCTACTACCAGCCATGGCTGTAGAAGCAGGTCTTGCATCAATCTGTTTATGTTGAGGTGGTTGTTTAGATGCTGCGGTTTTCTTTTGGACCATTGATGTTTTCTCAGGTCTCTTTGCAAGAGCACCACCCCTCTCAGGTTTGGGTGTGGCAGCTTTGTTTTTAATACGATATCTTCCGTCTACGGGTTCAGCAGCTTTCTCAGGTCTTGGTCTCCCCATTCTATCTCTAAGAGCACGACCCGCAGCAGCTGCAGCAGCACCAGCAACCTTACCTAAACCAGTGCTAGGTCTCTTTTTAAATGACTGGTCGGTTCCACCTGGTCTATAATCACTACCACCCTTGAACGATCCAGAACCACTGACAGCAGATTGTGTTTGAGAAGATGCGTCTTCTTGGAATTGATAAAACGATTTCATTCTTCTTGATCCTTCAATACGGTTCTTTCTCTTACATAACGAGAGTAACCAAAGGTTACTGCGAGTCTTAAGTACTCTTCAGCTGGACCATAGGCTAGGTCCATACTATTTATTTGTTTAGGATATGCATTAATCAATGTGTATGTCATTAATTTTTTATTATCTCTTGACTCTTTAATTGGTTCAAATCCTGTATTGTCTCTTTCAAATTTGGTGATGAATAATTTATCACACTTATATCCATTTTTACCACCATAATAATTCATCCTGTAATTAACGTAAGGATTATTCTTATATGCATCTCTAGGTTTAACAGGACCAACACCACTCATATAATCAACCCAGGCTTCAAAGAACGCTACAGTATCATAATTATTATCAACGATGAAGGTCATACCAATTTCATTTTCGTATGCTCTTCTATAAGGTATCTCTTCAACCACACCATGATAGTCAGCACTTACTGAGTGAGTAAGAAATGATGTTCCAGGAGTTGTCGTGATAACACATCTGAGTTCAATATCCTCTCTCATCAAGTCAGGGTCAAAACCTCTCTTCTCCATAAACGTCTTCACAGCTTGTGGTGGAGTAAAATTAACCACGTAATTATTAGGGGTCGCAACATTGAGGATACGACTTTTAATTAGAGATGTCTTGATGGGTTTGGGTTCCGGTTCCCCTCCTCTACTTGCCATCTAAATACTTACTACTATCATACTATGTATAACTGATGCCCAGAGGATCTAAGTATCATCAGGGTAGATTTCATCCTCAAAATCCCGAGAAATATATGGGGGATGCAAGGAACATTGTCTACCGGAGTAGTTGGGAACTTCACTTTCTTAAGTGGTGTGACAGGAATGATGCTGTATTGAAGTATGCATCAGAGGAGTTCTCTATTCCATATGTAAGTCCAGTTGACAATAGAGTGCATAGATATTATCCTGATGGGATAGTTCAAATTCGTCATCAGGACGGTAGAATTTGTCGATACATTATCGAGATCAAACCTGCTAAACAATGTCTGGAACCTAAGAAGTCTGGAAAGGTAACTAAGTCCTTCATCAAAGAAGTTACCACATACGCAGTCAACCAAGCAAAATGGAATGCGGCTAGTGAATATGCAAAGGACAACGGTATTCAGTTCAAAGTTCTGACCGAACATGACCTGGGTATCCCTACACCAAAGCGTCGAAAACGCAACTAAATATTGTTACTGAAATCTTTATTAGATATTATGCCTTTACCAAAGATTGCTACTCCAACCTATGAACTTGAGTTGCCTTCCACTAAACAGAAGATTAAATTCAGACCCTTCCTAGTCAAAGAAGAGAAGTTGTTGGTCCTTGCATTGGAGAGTGAGGATACTAAACAGATCACTAATGCTATTAAATCTGTCATCAAAGGTTGTATCTCGACCAGAGGTATCAAGGTAGAAAATCTCCCCACCTTTGACATTGAATATCTGTTCCTCAACATTAGAGGTAAGTCTGTTGGTGAAGAGGTTGAGGTCAATATCATTGCACCTGACGATGGTGAGACATCCATCCCTGTGAAGATTGATCTGGAAGATATTAAAGTCATTGAAAATGAGGATCACAATAAACAGATCCAACTTGATGATAATCTGATGATGGAGATGAAGTATCCTTCACTCGACCAGTTTATCAAGAACAACTTTGATTTTGAAGATACCACTGTTGATAAATCATTTGAATTGATTGCAACTTGTGTAGATAAGATCTACAATGAGGAAGAGGTGTGGTCCACTGATGATGTATCCAAGAAAGAAGTAATTGAATTCTTGGAACAGATGAGTTCAATTCAGTTTAAACAGATTGAAAAATTCTTTGAGACAATGCCAAGACTTTCACACAAGGTTGAGGTGTATAATCCGGTCACAGATGTGAAGAGTGAGGTTGTATTAGAAGGACTTTCAAGTTTTTTCGGATAGGCCTAGTGCATATGGATCTGGAGAATTACTTCAGATTAAATTTTGCCCTCATGCAGTACCATAAATATTCTTTGACAGAGATTGAAAACATGATGCCTTGGGAACGAGATGTCTATGTTGCTTTACTTCAGGAACATTTAGAGGATGAAGAGCAAAAGATGAAGGCACGGAATGGCTGAAAACCAGAACAACAATTTGAATATTGAAGAGCTCAGGAAGGAATATGAAGAGTTCAAGATGCTTGGTGTCGATGAAAAGACACTTAAGAAGATTGAAGATGCAATAAATCAACTAGAGAAGAGAGAGGAAGAAAAAAAGAAGAAGGAAAAGGAAGCAAAAAAGAAAGCTGCTGATGTTACTAAAAAATTAAAAGAGGATAAGAAGAACGAGGAGAAACAGAAAAAGAAAGTTGCTGATAATGTAAAGAAGTTCATAAAAGATCAAGAGAAACAAGAGGAAGAAAATTTAGAAGAGATTGATCAAGAGATCCTTGACATCCTTGGACTGGATAAGTTTGATATTGAAATGGATCCAGAGGAGTATAGAACTCTTTTGCTAGAGAAAATTCAGGCTAACAAACAAAAAGGACAAGATAGTTCTAATGCGAAGTTAGCTAATGAAAGAAAGAGAGTTAGAGGTTCAGGTAAAAAATTCACAGCGAAAAAGAAGAAGACAGTCAAACCATCCAATTTTGTAGGTAAAGACACAACAAAGAAAGAAGAACCACAGAAGATCCAAACAGATAAATTACTTCCCTCGGCCGGACAGACTGGTGGTTCGATGCAGGGAGAGGATATTGATGCTCGTATTGAAGATGTGAAGGTAGAGATTGAAGAGAATACTCAACAGAAACTCCTTCCTCTGTCCCAATCACTTGATAGTATTGCTCAAACTCTTGAGGGTATACTTAATACTAATCAAAAGAAACTTGAGATTGAACAACAGGCTGCTCGTGATGCTGCGAAGAAAGAAGAGACCGAAGGGTTTAAAGAGAAGGAAGCAGAACTTGAGAATGTAGATATTGATAAGAAGATTGAGGAGGGACTGGAGAAGAAATTAAATCCCACCACATCTATTTTTGATATGATACTTGGGTTCTTTAAGAACGTCTTGTTGGGTGGTGCAATCACAGGTCTGATTGATATATTCCAAAATCCTGCGAAGTTTCTTGGTGGTTTGACAAACTTCTTGAATGATTTTATTAATTTTGCAAATGGTATCATACAACAGGTATCACAATTTATATTCTCACCTTTCAATGCTGCGATAAGTGGTATCAATTTCGCATTAAACGAACTTGAATTTGCAATGAAGCAGATTGGTAAAATAATTCCACTCCCAAATATTAAGTTCCCTGATATTCCTTTACTTCAAATACCTAACTTACCAACCATACCTCCAAATGCTTTAGCTAACCTTTTAAACATTCAACAACAAGCTGGTGGTGGTGAGGTCATGCCTGATGGTATGTCATTCCTTGAGGGTGGTGCCATTGATAACCTGAGTGGTATGAGGATCAAGGGTATGGGTAAGGACACTCAACTCATTGCTGCTCAACCTGGTGAGGTGATGATGAGTAAGAAGGCAGTTGAGATGTTTGGTGCCGACACTCTCCTCGGTATGAATGAGGCAGCCGGTGGTAACAATAAACCCAAGTATGGTAAGATTCCTGGGTTCCAAGATGGTGGTCATGTAGGAAAGGTTATCATCGGTGCAGGACATGCCCAAGATCCGTCAAGAATGGGTAGCATGTTAGGAATTGATGGTCGTCCTGTTCAAGGAACACAGGACTATGGAACAGGTGTCAGTGAATCA